GACCCATAGTTATAAATACCGAAAGAAAGTAATTTGCTGGTATTTTGTTTCTTTTTAGAAGCATTTTGTCTCATTTTTCTTTTCGGTCGGTGTAATACTAACATATTTTTAATTGAAGTTAAACATTCTAATTTATCTGTAAGAAGTATATACGATTAAATCCATCTATTATAACTTGAGTATTTTGTATAAAATTGATAAGAGAGAATATTCTTTCACTATAGTATCACAAGTTCTATGTCTGAAACTATATTATCTGCAAAATTTAAATCTTATGATAGATACTATAAAGATTGGGATTTATTCAATATAAATACGTTAGAAAAATTAGATAAAACAAAATATAGAATAAATCCAATAGAATCAAGATTATTAAATCACGATATTATAACTATTAATGAGAATGGCGAATTAAATGAAGTGATATACTCTACTTATACTGAAAAATATACAATATGTGGAATTCTTATCTTTGATAAGATGTATGGTTCGATTGGTAAAAAATATTATTTCAAATTTATCCCAGATGATATAAGACTACCTGAATTTATTGTTCCCTATAAACTATCCAAAGTTGGATTTTATAAAAAAGAAAAGAGTAAATATACAATTATACATTTTGATAGATGGACGCTGAATGATATACACCCTGTAGGTAAAATCATAAATATTATTGGAGATGTAGATAAACTAGAAAATCTATATGAATATCAATTATACTGTAAGAGCTTACATTCTTCGATACGAGAAATCACAACAAAGGCAAACAAGGTATTAAAAGAGAATACAGAAGACATTCTTATTCATAAAGTTCTGGAGAATTATACAATTCAGGACCGAACATTATGGAATATTATTACTATTGACCCAAGTACTACAAAAGATTATGATGATGCATTTAGTTATAAGAAAATAGAAAATAATACTGAAATGTTAAGTATATATATATCGAATGTTGTTTTATGGATGGATGTTATGAATTTATGGGGTTCATTTTCAGAGAGAATTTCTACCATATATTTACCAGATCGTAAGCGTCCTATGTTGCCTAGTATTTTATCCGATGCATTATTTAGTTTGAAAGAAGATAAAAAACGATTTGCTTTCACTATTGATATTCTTGTAAAAGATATGAAAATAATAGATTATAAATTTTCGAATTCATTAATCAAAGTATCCAAAAATTATACCTATGAAGAAGACAAAACTTCTTTATTGGGAGAGAGAACATATACAAAAATATTTAACTTAATCTCTAGTTTAAACCGAAAGAAAGATACAAAATTTTGTGATGATATCAAAGATAGTCATGATATTATTACATATCTAATGATTTTAATGAACTATTATTCAGCAAAAACATTGGAAACTTATCAAGATGGTATATATCGTGTATTAAAAACATTAGTTATTGATGAAGAACGAAAAAAGAAAATTGAAAAATTACCATCTAGTATTAAAAATTTTGTATGGGGATGGAATAGCCACGGTGGAAAATATATGTTGTATAATAAAGAATTTATAAATCACGATATACTTAATTTAGATGTATATATACACATTACAAGCCCCATTCGTAGATTAGTAGATATGTTGAATATTATTAAGATACAACATTTACTTGGTCTTTATAAAATGAGTCATGAAATGAATGTATTTTATACCAAATGGACTACAAGAGAGAAAATGGAATATATTAATAATTGTATGCGTTCTATTCGTCATATTCAAAATGATTGTCATATTCTTCATCTATGCTTTCACGATGAAAACATACTTCAAAATAAACATATTGGTTACATCATTGAAAAAATACAACGCAATGATGAAATGTTTCATTATATTGTTTATATTCCAAGTTTGAAATTCATAACAAGTTATGTAAATACAACTGAATATAATATTTTCCAACAACTTAATTTTAAATTATATTTGTTTAAAGATGAATTCAATATTAAAAGAAAAATTCTAATTGATATTCATTAGATGGTAATTTAAATACTTATTTACATAAAATTGAAATTATTATTTTTATTTGTAGTTCTCTTATTCCTAACCAAATGAAAACCGATAAACAATCTCTTGAAACATATTTTATTGAGAATTATGAAACATATGAAAATATGATAAAATATTGTAGAGAGAAAATAAGAACAAAAAAATCTGAAAAAGCAATGATGAATCTTGGTTTGTATTATCATAAAATAGAACCAAATGTTGAATTGATGTTAAAATATTATAATATGGCAATTAAAAAAGGTTCAACAGATGCTCTTAATCTACTAGGTGCTTATTATCGTAGTATCAAAGAATATAATACAATGAAAAAATATTATTTGAAAGCATACAATAAAAAAAATATAGAATCACTTTATCTAATTGCTACGTATTATGAAGATATACAATGTAATTATGAAAAAGCAGAAAAATACTATTTATTGTATTATAAAAGTAAAGATAATATTAAACTTACATCTTATATAAAAGTATTATCAAAACTTTATCATTTCTACTTTGATAAAAAAATAGATTGGAATCTTTCTCTCTTATACTATATTGAATATTTGAACTATGATATAAAAGATAAATGTATTGCATTAAAGTTAATACAGAACACAACTCATACAATCCCAAGAAATATAATATATTTACTCTTTGTGTCTTTTTATGATGAGCTTACCTATAGTGATAAATTAATATTATATAAACACTATACAAAAGAAAAAAAAGAATGTTTTATATGTTATCAAGAACAACCTATAATAACTTTATTTAAATGTAATCATGAAATATGTTATGAATGCTTACAACATATTACAACGTGTCCCTACTGTAGAATGAAAATTTAAATCAAATATAGAGAGAAAGGTTCTGTGCTACATGTTTAAGAATATGTTCTTGAATTTGTGAAAATATATGTTTTAACTTTGTATTCTCTAAGATAGAACAAGCCTTTTCCAATTCTCTTGAAAGATTTGATAATTTTGCGATTTGTTTCATAAATTCACCAAGAAATAAACCTTTTTCTTTTACTTTACCATACAATATAGATTTACATTCTTCCTCATTTTTTGCATCATACCAATCACTCATAATATTTATTAAATCATATTGTATCTCATACTCATTTTCATTGGAAGGTTCATTTCCAGTAATATCAAGATGTGAGTTGTAGAGTATCAACATTCTCTTTTCTGTTTCTATGAATAATTTATGAAGTTCTGTCTCTCTATATTCTTCTAATACTGAATCTATTTCTTTCTTTTCTTCATTCATATGTAATGGAAGATAACAACTTAAATAACATACCCATTCTTTCACACTATTTAACATAGGTAATTCATTCATATGAATGTCATTCAAGATTGAAGAGAGAACGATTCCATTCACTTCTTGGATAAAAGAACACACCTGACCCTTTTTCGTAATATAGAAACACTCATTTTTCTCTCGAATATAATCGTGTTTAGATAAGAATACTAATTGTCGTTCAAGTTCTGTATCCATAAATCGATATAATATTTTCATTTCTTTTTCTTTATCATGTAAATTTTTTTGCAATACTAAGAAATTACAATATTCCTTATAATCCTGTTTAAATGACTTTGATTCCTGACGAATGTTATTTAATTCATTTTGAATTTTCTTTTTTTCTCTCTTAGAAGCACTTCTTAATTTCATTTCTAAACTATTGTATAATTCAAGATTCTCACTCTTTGTTTGTAGTTTCTCTATAATGATTTTGTAATTTTTTACTTTATCAAGAATAGTATTATATGTATATTGCACTTCTTTACTTTCATCTTTGATTTCTTGAATTAATAAACTTTTACTATTAATATTAGAAAGTATATTTTCATAATTTATGTTTTCACCATTATCAATATATTTTAATAATAGATTAGAATGAACTTTAAATTTACTAATTAATGTTTGTGGTTGATTTGTCATAATCTCTTTATATTCGTGTGTATAAGGAACCTCAAACATATTATTTAAATGAATGACAATACCTTGTTTATCAATCCCTCTACGCCCTGCACGACCTGCCATTTGCGTATATTCATGTGAATATAGATAACGAAACTTTGAACCGTTGAATTTATGAAGAGATGTAAATAAGACACATTTTGTGGGTAAATTAATACCTACTGCAAATGTTTCGGTAGCAAATAATAATTTAATATATCCTTTCATAAACATGATTTCAATCATTTCTTTGAAAATCGGTAATATTCCTGAATGATGAATTGCAATTCCATTTTTAATAAGATTTAAAATTGTTTTATACTCTTCTAATTCTATATACTCTTTATAATTAGGTATTTTATTTTTAAGAATGAATAGACATTCCTTCTCTATTTGATTGCTAAGATTTCTCTCTTCATCATCTAATAAATTGTGTTGAATAAATTGTGCGTATTTTTCAACATTCTTTCTTGAAAATACAAAACATATCGCAGGTAGTAATCCATCTTTTTTTAACTTTAAAACAACTTCATTTAATACATGTTTTGGTTTTACAAAGATAGGATACTCACACATATTTTTAATCTTATGTAATGTTAAAGGATAAGAAGATGTGAATGTGCCATTATTATCTTGAATATGTATAAAGTTTTGTTTCAAAATTTCCGTATAAGTTCTACCATAATCAGTATGTTTATTTAATTTTTGTAATTCTTTGGTCGTTTTTTCTGGAACAATATAATATCCATAATGTGTTAATGGAACAACTCTTAAAGATGTAGAGGTGATAATTAATTCTCTCTTTCTTATGTCTTGCAACCATTCTCCAAACTTTTCAACTTTATCGATAGTTGCTGATAACATGACAAACTGAACTTGTTTTGGTAATGAAATCATTACTTCTTCCCATACTTTACCTCTATCTGGGTCATTTATGTAATGAACTTCATCAAAGATAACACACGCCAAATCATTTTCAATGTCAATATCAAAATCTAATTCATAATGTTCTTTATTATGATAAGAGAGAATGTAATTTCTTAAAATTTCAGTTGTCATAATTAAACAATCCGCTTCTGGATTAAACTTTATATCTCCTGTTAAAATACCAAATGATACATCTTTAAACTTTTCAGAAAACTCGTGAAACTTCTGGTTGGATAAACTTTTAATTGGTGATGTATATATTACTTTCTTCCGATGGTTGCAATGATGTGAAATCGCATATTCTCCAACCATTGTATTATGGGAGACAATAAAATTACCCAACATAAATTTATGGTTGTTATCCAATGTAAATCCATAATAATTACCGATACCTAGTTCTTCAACACGAAAGGAATACTCAGGTTCTTCATTAGAAACAGATTCTTCTTCACTATCGTCTTCTTCATTACTTTTATTTATAGAATCTAATGTATTCAAAATATTGTAATTATTCATATGTTTTGTTGTTGGAAGATATATACCTCTCATGATTTTAACATATACACTATAAATCTTTGTGTTTCGTACATATTTATTTTCTTTATAATAATAGGTTTTCATTATGGTTTTTATTTCATTACGGATACCAAGACAATTTAAAATATAATTAATTTCTAAAGCAAGATTTTTATTCTTGAAATGCAATATATAATGGTAGTTATTGTGTTGATTACAAGCGTCAATAATTCCAGCAATTAAATTTGTTAAGAATGTTTGTGAATTTACCTTATACTCTTTTGGAATTACATAATCTGAATGTGGATCTTGTATTCTTTCAAATAATTCAAGTCTCTTAATCTCTTCTTTAAGTTTATTTTCTTTGGAGTTGCTTTGAATAGAATACATATTGTTATCCTTTTTTACAAGATGATAACCATATTTTTCAAGTTTTGAAATCATAATGTAAAGAAGTTGAGTAGATGGAATGTAAATATTATCTATGGAATCTTGTAAAAGCAAATAACCAAATAAATATGGTTCAATGTATGTATAAACTTCTTCATATTTAACCTTTTGTTTATACATAACGCAATTATTCTGTATTGTCATTGGTAAAGACAAGTATTCTTCTAAGCTAATATTAAAATATTGTGTATCTTTCAAATAAGTATATAAATTGTAAGCTTTTTCATTGCAATAAATATATGAATTTGATTCATATCCTAATTCACAATGGATAATATCTCGTTCCTTCGGACAAAATCCTTCAATAATAAATTTATTATTTTTATTATATATTTTTGGTTCTATAATATACTTAAGACATAATATATGACTTTTATTACATTTAAATGTTTCGCCATTTTCAAGTTGGACACTATACATTTCTTCTTTACCCATAGTAGTGCTTAATACATTACGTTCTGTCGAATCATCACCCATTACTTTTTCACCTGTTTCAATATCTTGCACCATTTTAATACTACCATCATACATTAATACTGGTGTATTATATCCTAAACATTTACCACTTCCTGTATGTGCTGTTACAAGAACATTTTTATCGTGATAAATACCATCAATTGCATATTTCTGGAAGTGATCTAATGGATATGTATAGTTAGATTCTATTTCTTTCATTCTCTCTTCAAATTCTTTTGAAGAAGCTTCATATTTGTTCGTGTAAATCTTTACCATTCTCAGTTCTCTCTTCTATATGTAGTTGTATAGATATTTAAATACCTATTCAATTTTATATAGAAAAATAACTATCAATACATTATAAGATAGTTATTTATAATGATACTATAAACCATAAAATAAATTATTTTATAAAATTGAAATAAAGATATAAATCTTAATATTATTTACCATTATGAAGATTTACCATACATACGGTAATGTTGTCGAGGAAACAACAGAAGAAGAAGAAAAACAATACGATGAACTTTTTGAACGATTGAATTCTATATTAGAAGAAGAAGAACTTGGAAATCTGCCATTTAGTGTTGAATTATTTGATATTGGAGATGATATACGAAAAGAGTTGAATGAACCTTTTACCGATAAAGAGATTATTATCATTAAAGATAGAAGAACACAATTTTGGGATGAAAATGAATTACCACATTATCTAACTATTAAGAAGAAAAATAATAATCCAATTACACTAAAACAAATCCTATTAGAAATGGGAAATGATACACATTATCAAACAATAAATACAGACCATGTATTTCTAGAAGGATTTGATACAAAAAATGGATATCAATATACAACCTCTTTTGGTTCATAACTGTTATATAGAATTGAGTGTCATACTTGTTATTGTATCGATACAAAGAGAGAAATTACAAGATGAATTCATATGGTGTTGTTTATATAATGGATATTATAATAAAAAATATTATCTACCTTCATCAACACCAACAACAATAAATAG